ATGCCGGTGCTCTAGATTATTGGCTTTGTTTGCCTACTTTGCTTTTGCTCGCGTTTACATGCGCTTGCCATGGATGTTGTTTCCAACGATCATATTTACTAATGTTTGCGTCTTGAAGATTTCCATTCTTTCAATAGCTTGATCAGACGATTGTCTGTTTTGTTCTTCTTGACGAAGAAGCGAATTGCATTAGTTCAATTCAATATCCGTGTACTCCCTGAGGAGGCCCTTCCGGAGGCCGAAACCCTGGTGGTAGGAGCGGCACTTTCGTGCTTAACCCTTGCTTCCCTTAGAAAAGGAAGTATAGTAAATTTTCTTGGAGGTCTTAAGTGACTCTCTGTGAGTGGAATTCCGGTCAAAGAGCATCATTGGGAATAGACAGCAGACGTAAAGTTTGCTTGAAGACCAGTGAGGAAAGCTTGAGACCGCCATTGTGCAGTAGCTTAAAGATTCTCATCAAACCTTTCATATCCACAAAACTAGAACATCCCTCCAACAAACGTCGGCGTCTACCCATAAGAACGACCCCCCGATGTCTATTATCTTGTATCGAATCTTGTTCTTTCTGTTTTCTCTTGGGTTGCAGTACTCCACTGTGGCCCAGGTTTTGTCAGCCACTCTCCCTTATTGGGTTTCTGGCTTCTCTTCCCTTTCGATGTTCGTGACCCTGGCTGGGGTCATGTTCTCTCCATATGCTGGCGTCGGTGGGCTGCTCATTGCTTCCTTCCTTCAGTTATCGGGCCCTTATTTGCCTGGTTTCCTTCTCGGCCCTTTGCAGGCCGACGCCATCTTTTCTCTCGCCTCTGGGGCTTATTTTGCCCGGGTCGTTCCTGCATTGATCCACCGTCTTTTAGATTGGGTCGACAAGCCCACCGTTGTCAATGTCATTGCCCGAGTTCTCTCTTTCGTGGGTATTTATTGGGCCATCTTATGGTGCTTCGTTAACCTTTTTGGCCTCTTCCTCTTCACTGGTTTCCTTGTTGGTTATCCCATCACTCTTTTGTTTACGGCCTTTCTTATCTGTTTCCCCTTGATTGTTTTCATGAACCTCCAGTTCATCCTCTCGTTCGTTTCGATTCTTTATTACTTTTCGACCGGTGCTCATCCGGAGGCTTTGACGGACCTTGGACTTTTCGCGACCCCGGCTTATTTTAGGTTCCGGATGTTCATCCGTGACCCCCTCGCGTCCGCCGCTTCTGCCTTTTCGGCCCTCCCGGCCATGGTTAGGTTCATACGGCTTGGGACTCTTTTGGCTCGCTTACCTTTGGAGGTTGTCATGAACATCATGGGTAACCTGACCCCCACCGAACCAAAACGTCGGTGGGTCCGGGCCCCGAGTCGTTGGTCTAGGTTCCGCGTCTTTCTGTCTCTTGACATTTTCTGTGCCATGGTCCTGGTTCCGCGTTTCCTTCTGGCTTGGATTGCTTTCGCGCCACTCCTTTGTATGCTCATTTTCCTCGTTGCTTCCATCCTTTTCTTTAGGGGGCAGGTCCATATGTACATTCTCATGATTTTCATTCGTTATCCCTTTCACATGGTCGGATCTGTTTGGGCGACTAGGACCGTCACCGACTTCTTTCTGCGTTTTCCAAGAAGTCTCAAGGTCGCGACCTGTAATGTTTTCCTTATGGCCAACGACCTGTTCAACCCCTCTTTTGACCTTTGTGTTCAAACTCGTCTTGGCCAATTTGTTTATACTATTCGCACTGACCCGGCCGATCTTGACGACGATCATTTGAACGTTTTGTTTCAGGAGTCTTTGGTTACCACAATCCCTATTTTCCTTTACCAACTCCTTTTCTTCTTCCTTTTCCTCCTTGCCACCGCGATCCAGAATCTTGGGAGGGTTTTCCTTCGCGTCTTTTACCTCCCTTCCTTGGTCATCCGTGCTCTTGCCTGGGCTCTTGTCCCGTTCATGATCCCTGACGAGATTTTCGATCTATTCGCGACATTGTTCACTTATGTCGTCATTAAGTTCGATCGTTCAGGTTTCTTCTCTTTGGTTCGGGGGGTTTTCAAATTCGCCAAGATCGTGCCGGTTGGGTTCTGGAACTTCCTTGCCCTCCCAGAAGAGGAGGAGGACGAGCTCACCGAGGTCACCGTTGAACACGGTGCTTTGCGTGGGGGGCGTTCGGGTGACTTGTCATCCGTCTTCTTGATCAAGACTCCGAATCTGTTGAGGAAATGGACCCTTCGCACCATCACCGCATTGAATGATTTCAGGCTGCCCGAGTTCTTGTCCTCGCAGTACCGAGCCCCGACCGTCGCCTCGATCTCGCGAACCTATCAGGACCTAGCTGGCCTTGGCTTATCTGCTCTCCCTGGGTTCACCGACTCTTTGTCTGAAGAATCTGAAGCCACTTACCTCGCCGAGCATGCTGATCTTTTGCAGTGGTTCCTTGGGTCGTCCAATTATCGCCTTGGTTTCCGTGCCCTTAAGACGGCTTACCATTCTTGGTCCCCTCTCGAATTCCGCCCCGAGTGGGTTGGCAATCGTCATTCTTCGACCTTCACCGGGGTCTGGGAGGAGGTTAAGTCCACCGCCCGTTATTGGACTGGGAACCACAAAACGCGTCTTGAAGCCCATGACTTTGACGACATCCTTGATGGACTTTGGGAGGGCGTCCGGTCGCAGTTCGAAAAGTCCAGGTTGACTCCCCCCGAAGCTATTTACGCTCGATGGGTCAAGAAATACAATATGGGCTTTGGTTTCGGCGTCTTTCATAAGGACGGGACGATTCGGCAGCTTTCGCGGAAGCAGATCATTAAGGGTATGGGGGGTGATGGGGCCTTTATTCAATTTTGGAAAGACGTGTTCAAGATTTCGACGACTTTGGATCAGCCTTCCCCGGTGTTTACGAAGATGGAGAATCTGAAGATCAAGAAGGCCTTTTCGAGGTCTGTTCGTACGATTATCGGTTCTCCTTTCGCCCATCATGTCCTTACCACCGTCTTCAATTACCAGCCGAACCACAACTATCACCTCTGGGAGACGCCCATGAAAGTTGGGATGCCTTCCAATGGGTTGACGCTGAACCGCCTTTGGACCTCCCTCATGGGCCATGAGGCTGTCTTCGCCGGTGATATGACCGCTTTCGACTCCACGCAGGCGCCCCCCATTCTTGAGATGGTCAAACGGTTGCGTCAACGTGGTTTCGAAGGTCATCGGGATCAGGATCGGATTTGTGAGCTCATCGACGTCGCTTATGACAAACTCCTAACCCAGCCTATGGGTTTTAAGAATTTTGGAGATGTTTTCACAAAGGCGCAGGGGTTCACCACGGGTCATTCATCCACGTCGACGGACAATTCCCTGGCTCTCATCATCAATTACCTTTTCGCTTGGCGGATAGTCACAGGACTCCCCTCCCGTGATTTCTATAAGTACAACACGTTGGCGAATTTTGGTGATGACCATGTCTTGGGCTTCGACCGTGTCTTTGGCTGGTCTCCGGAAGCAGCGATGTCAGCGATGGCGCGTCTTGGAACACAGATGAGAGATGAAGCGCCTGGTGTTTCGAGCCTCCCGTCCGTCTCTGCGATTCCACCTGATGGCGGTTGGCAGGAAGGCAAGTTTTCTTTCCTCGCCAAGGTCCCTTTGCCCATCACGTCCGAGATCAGGCTTGAACTGGAGGAGGCCGGAATCACGACCCCACTGAACTTCGCCACCTGCCACGATCCCGAGCGGTTGACCAAGAAGATCAAGGGGGAAGTTTTGGCACGTGCTGTGTCCGACACCTATCGATCCTACCAGGTTCTTTTGGCTTACATCGACTTGACCGCTCACCATCAGGACATCTACAAGGTTCTGGCCAAGAAGGCTGCGAATATGCTGGCGGATAACCGGAAGGCGTGGCTCGATCGGGGTATTAAGGCTAAGAATATTCGCCCCGCCAAATCCTACAACGACGTCCTTCGGCAATGGTATTCTGGCGATGTCCACGTCGGCGAACCCTCGTCCCCCCAGGAAGGGGAAGAAGACCTTTCGGAGTCTCAGGTCGGTTTCGAGATCATCGATGATCAGGATGTCTGGGGGGTCCTCGTCAGATGGATTGCCGATTTTCCGACTTTCCTGTCTCCGAGGTACCGGAACCTTTCTTGGGCTGATTGGCTCCAATTGAAGTTGGCCGATCGTCTGTCTTGGCCCCTCGCCCTTATTGCTCAAGGTGGGGGGATCACGAATGACCCCAGTGTCGTCAAGGTCCTTATCTCTAAGGGCCCTTATTCTTTCCTCCGATCTGAGTCCCTACAGGTTGTCGACCTCCCTTTCTCCACCCTTCTGGTGAGGCATTGGATCTTCATGGCTTACTCTTCGATCTTCCGTCGTAAAGGCCGTTCCCCTTCTTTCTTCGATATCTTCCGGTTCTTTGACTCTTTCTTCGTCAACTTTTGGTTCATGTTAACGGGGCACATCACCCAGGTGGTCGTTGAACTTGACGTTCATATTTTCGAGACGATCTTGGTCTTTCTTTTGTCTTTCCTCGACTTCGACGTCCCTTGGCTCACGCCAATCCTTTGGAATCCGCCATCCCCATCTTGGTTCGTCGCTGACATTTTCACACGCTTCTTCCGTTGGGTGACTCCATCTGGTTCGATCGACTTCCAGTCTCTTGACGCCCGTCTTCGCCTATTGTCTGTCGACCCGCAACAATCCTTCATCTTGAGCGCACCTACTGGCACCGGGAAGTCTACCCGCATGATCGTCCGAATTTCTGAATCTGTTCGTCGCAGGGTCGTGGTCATACTTCCAAGAGCCGTCCTTGTTCGGGAGGTCGGTCGCTATATGCGGGAGACTTTTGGTCATCGGGTCCGGATTGGGCTTGCGACCGAGGGGTTTAAGCCTATGGGTGATGAACCTATTGTTTACACTACGGTTCAATCTTTCATGGCTTCCAACAACTTGCGCCTTCCCGGTTCGGTCTTTGTCTGTGATGAGGCCCATATCGACGAGCCCTCGTACAACACGGTCATCGAGTGGCTTAAGAGGTCAAACCAGCGTGTCATTTATATGAGCGCTACACCTCCACAGTCCCTCGACCTCGATGTCATCCACATTCCAGCCATCAGCCAGTTCACGATGACCACGGTCACGAACGTTGTTCGGTCCCCTAAGAATTATCGGGATCAGGTCACCAAGTTCCTCAAGGGTCGTCTTGGATATGAGCGCACGCTTGTCTTCGTCCCGACTTTGAAGATGGCTCATAAGATTCGCGACAAACTTGTCCCTGGCCAATCTACTATCATCTCGAGTGCTCATAAGGACTTTGACCGTTCAGCCTCCGTCTTCATCTCGACCAATGTTTCCGACGCCGGTCTCACCTTACCAGATGTATCCCACGTCTTTTCTATGGATTACGATATTCGCGTGACCCTTGATATGGTTGACCACACCGGTGATTCGGACTACGAGTCTCGTGTTGACAGCGGTAAGGACAAATCGATCCGTGTTTATTCGACCCGCCTTTCTGAAGCTCAATTGTTGCAAAGGCGTGGTCGTACTGGTCGGACCTGTGATGGCGTTTTCCATCTGTACAAAGTGATGGATCGTATCGTGGAGCCCGTTTCCTTCCAGCCATTCGATTACATCGCCGCCTTTCCGGTCGCGCTTTCTTATGCCTTCCATTTCTTCCCACAGGAGATTAGGGATTCCATGGACGAAGATATGATCGCGGCCTTCCCGCTATTTGAGGCCGTTCCTGGTTGGACGTATTCTCGTTTCCTCCGGTCTTACAACGCCTATTTGGACGTCATTGAGGATTCGGGTGAGTTGATGTCTTGGGAAACTTATGCTAGTACCGCCGCCCCATTGATTGGCAGCCATCCAGACACGTTCATGTTTGGTGAGCTCGACAAGGATGTTGCCCCCATGTTCGAGGTTGGGATCCGTGATCTGGAGGCTTTCGAAGCTCTTGATGTCGATGACGAGGGTGCCTTCGGGGATGACGTTTTCTACGCCGCCGATGCAGATGAGCCGCTACCATCCGACCACGATCTCGTTGTGACCGATCCTGCTCCCCATATCCGGGTGAACGTCTCTGGTGCTTCTGATCTCTGTGGTATGGAATGTTTCCGCGGTCTAATCTGGACCCACCTTGGTTTGAACCTTTCGAGGGACCTTGCTACCGACATGCTTCTTCGTGTCCAGGTCGGCCTCACTCCCCAATATTCCAATTTCGGCTACGACATCATTCGGGATGCTGCTTGGGTGCATTTCGGCCTTGTCGTCCGGCTTCAATCTAATGGAGTGCTTCTCCCTCGGCCTGTGTTTCCCACTTCTGCCGGCGCCCCTGAAGCGTTGTTGTACCTTGAGCGTCGGTTTGGTGGAGGTCATTACAATTATCATGGCCTTCCTGTTCTTGGGCTCGGTAGCCATTCCGCTCCGGAATCTCAGGGCAACCTTTTGGTCGACCCCGCCGAGGAGGCTCATGCTGTGGCCGTCGGAATTCCTCCACTACCATACGATCCCGCTACTATTCCTGATGTTGACCACCCTTTCTCTGGACCTTTGGCTTGAGCTTCGCCCACGTTTTCTTTCCTTTCTTCTTTCTTTGTTTGTTTGTTTGCTTACCAATCACAATCATTGCCCCTAGGGGGCTTTTGGCACCAAGGAGAACCTCCACGTGGTGGTGCTGGCTGGTCTAACTCTCCCTCTTCAAAGTGTGTTGACCACATCCCCGAGGGGTTGGTATGGTCGTGCCCGACCGTGTGGCCCTGGCAAGCCCTAAACTTATGCCACCATGAACACCACAGGTGACGGTACAGACCCCATTATGAGGGCCCGAGGCCGAATATGCCATGTGGTCATGGTTGTGGATAGATCCGCCTATAATTAATAAGGGCGTCGGTGTGAGCCTTTCATTAGGTACCTAAATCATGCGTCGGATGTGTGCCGTTCCACCGGTATAGTAGCAACTTCCGTGTCTCGTAAGATCGGATAGGGGATATATCCTCCCTGACCGAGCAGATCCTATGGCTGGTCCCCCGGAGAAGGTTGAGTGAACTTAACAGTTGGTAAACCAAACCACGGGCTTAGTGGCAGTGTAACGACTGAACGACGAGCAGCAGGTCTGAAAGATACAGTCTTCCCATGGCGCAGGTCGCGATTCCGCTGGACTCTCAAGCATGTCCTACAAACAAGTTTTGGCCGTTGTGAACCTTTTCTCTTTCTACTTCTTACTCTTGTTCGTTGGGACTCTTTGCCGTTTCTCTTCCAACGTCCTCCTCGTTATCATCATTGCCTTGAAACCGTCCCTCTTCTTCCTGGTTTTCGTTCTGACTTTCGATGGCTTCACCGATCTGACCACTGGGACTTCGAATTCCCGTGTCCTGGCGCATTTGGTTTTCTTCGGAGTCTCAATGGGATATGCTTGGGGCGTGTCTTCGAAGATTCGGAACCGGATCGCCCACGCCCTCAATGGCAATGGTGGTTTCACGACCGCCATGATCATTTCGGTCGCGGTTCTTGTCATCGCCCTTCCATTGTTGAGTGTGGATCTCCTCTTCCATCGTCGAGTCCGTAATGCCGCCGAGAAATCCGACTCCGGCTTTGTGGCTCTCTCGTGGTTGGAGTACGCTCGTGATTGGATGGCCGCCTCCGTGTTCGGACATGTTGTCGGTGGCCTCCTGATCCTTTTCTCCCCGGTCCTTTTCGTCATCCTCTTTGTCCCGGCGTTCTTCCTCCTTGCCTACAAGCAATGGAGGAGGGCGTATGAGTTGGCGAAAGTGAAGAAGGTGAAGGTCCTTCCTGACGATGGCGGGCGAGAACTTGAAGGGGGGGACGGTGAGCAAGTCTTCGGGGTGTTCGAAACCCCTGACCCGAGAGCCAATTCGGGCCGTATAGCATGGAGCTATCCCTTCTCCGTGATCTCGCCGTCCGCGACTCGAGTTCATTTCGGGTCGCTGCCTTCACGTAGGAATGTGGCTCGCAAGCCCATCCCTGAAGTCGAAGAAGACGTCCTGGACGAATCCGATGGCGACAGTGTCGCTTCGGACGAGACCATCCGGGGTGGCGAGCCTCGTTCCAATTGAATCGGTGTGGGTTTCTTTCTTCTATTCTCTCGGGTTCGAGTGTGGTGCGATTTAGTCGTGTTCCATGTCCCCGTGTTTGTTTTAATTAGTTTTCCCTTCCCTTCCAGTTTGAGTCTTCTTCAGCTCATGAGTCACACCCAGAAATCAATGCGTGAACCCTTCGGGGAAGTAGCGCGGAGCGAATCTGGTGTTTGGAGCCTTTGCTTGCGTACCGGGTGATCGGTGCGTCTCGTGGCTCGAGGTGGGCAAGAAATTTTATATCAAGTATTGCCTTTAGGTATTGTGCTGACCCTCCCC